ATGTAGACAATCCGGCAAGTCAATCAGTTCTGTTGCATACCTACTCTGGTATTCGATTTTTAAATCCGATAAGACAATTGCAGTCCTTGCAAACAAAGGTTCTACTTCGCAGGAAATGTTAGCACGTGTAACATTGATGCTTGAAAATTTACCATTTTTCTTACAGCCCGGTTGCAAGGTCCTCAACAAGAAGTCAATTGAATTTTCAAATAATTCACGTATTATTGCGGCAGCCACATCATCATCATCTATTCGTGGTTTCTCAATTAACCTTCTGTACTTGGACGAATTTGCGTTTGTAGAAAATGATGCTACATTCTATACGTCAACTTACCCAGTAATTACATCCGGTAAAACAACCAAGGTTATTATCACTTCAACGGCCAATGGTATTGGAAACGTATTTTATAAGTTATGGGAAGGCGCTGTACAGGCTACAAATTCATACAAGCCATTTCGTGTTGATTGGTGGGACGTTCCTGGCCGTGATGAAGAGTGGAAGAGAGAGACAATCTCAAATACATCTGAATTGCAGTTTAATCAGGAATATGGTAATCAGTTTATTGGGTCCTCAAATACACTCATATCCCCGGACGCGTTATTGGGTCTTAAATCGATAGATCCGATTTTCTTTAAAGATGATGTTATGGTATATGACTATCCTAAAGAAGACCATAAATATATCATGACAGTTGACGTAGCTCAAGGTCGTGGTCTTGATTCATCAACATTTAACATTATAGATATAACAACGAAGCCATTTAATCAATCTGTTGTTTTTAAGTCTTCGCTTATATCACCGCTCATGTTTCCAGCTGTTATTTTGAAATATGCGCACCTATATAATATGGCATATTGTATTATTGAATCAAATGATCAAGGAATTGTTGTAGCAAATCATCTTTATCATGAATACGAATATGAAAATCTTCATGTAGGATCTATTGTAAAGTCTGATGATTTAGGTGTTAAAATGACCAAGCGAGTTAAACAGCAAGGTTGTTCAAACTTAAAAGATATTGTTGAATCTGGGCAATTGCAAATACATGATATGTCCACCATTATTGAGCTATCAACGTTTGTAGCCAAAGGCGCTAGTTATGAAGCATCGAAAGGTAATCATGATGATCTAGCGATGAACCTTGTTTTATTTTCATGGTTTACCACTACAGATATATTTAAGATGGATACTGATATTGACATGAGCAGATTATTGTACATGGATAGTATGAAAGCCATTGAAGAAGATGTTATGCCGTTTGGTTATAATACAAGCGACATGCATATAGAACAACCGACAAATCCAAATGGATGGGTAGAGTCGGAAGACGATCCAAGTTTTTGGACATTATAAGTAGACTTTTTAATATGTATAAATACTATCACAACATTGATTAGTTCTTATAATGAATCTTGTCTATTAAATTAAATTGGAAAGAGGATAACCATTATGGCTTTTAGTTTAAGTCCAGGCGTTTCTGTTAAAGAAATCGACCTAACAAACGTAGTACCTGCCGTATCAACAAGTATTGGTGCTTTGGCGGGTGTATTTAACGCTGGTCCAGTTAACAAAGTCATGTCGATCTCATCTGAAGGTCAACTGGTTTCTGTTTTCGGTCAGCCAACTAATGAAAATTTTATCAGCTTCTTTCAGGCGGCTTCCTTCTTGAAATACGGAAACAACCTTAAAGTAGTTCGTGTAGCTAACGGCGTTTTGAACGCTACAGCGCAAGCTGGTGCTGGTATCGCTGTTTTAAATGAAGACCTATATGACGAAGAGTTTGCAGATGGCCAAGGTGAAGGTACTAATGGCAATTGGACAGCAAAAGCTCCGGGCATTTCAGGTAATGGTATTAAAGTAGAAATTTGTACTGCTGGAACATCATTCGCAACATGGCAGTATAAAGATCAATTCGATGCAGAGCCAGAAACATCTAGCTGGGTTTCTGCTAGAGGCGGTGCGCTTGACGAAATGCATGTTATCGTAGTTGATGAAGGTGGTTTCATTACTGGAACACCTGGCACTATTTTAGAAAAATTTGATTTTGTATCACAGGCATCTGATTCTAAGAAAGAAGATGGCTCAAATAACTACTACAAGAACGTAGTAAATAGTGGTTCAAAATATGTTTATTGGACTGGGCTTCCTAGTCAATTAACAGCATTACCGGGCCAAGAAGTCGGCGGACCTTCAACTTCAACTTTTGTTGACGCTGGACAGATCATCTCCGATCCTTTAACTGGTGGTTCTGATGGTTCTGCTGTAACCGCTGGCGATTTGCAGATGGGTATGGATTTGTTCGCAGATGCTGATACGCTAGACGTTAACCTGCTTATCTCGCCTGTAGATGCTACTGGCCAAGCGGTACTCGCTAAGTATGCTGTTGAAACAATTGCTGAAGGTCGTAAAGACGTTGTAGCTATGGTTTCACCTCCGCTAGCTGCTACTGTTGCTAACGCCGATCCTGTTGGCGATGTATTAGCATTCACTAATGCAATCAATTCATCTTCATATGGTTTTGCCGATTCATCTGCTGTTAAGATGTATGACAAGTACAATGACGTAATGCGTTGGGTACCTGCAAACGGTCTTACTGCTGGTCTGATGGCAAACGTAGATAACGTTGCTGATGCTTGGTTCTCGCCTGCTGGTTTGAATCGTGGTCAGTTGAAAGGTGTTTCTAAGTTGGCAATGAATCCAACTAAATCGCAGCGCGATGATCTTTACAAGAACCGTGTTAACCCTCTTGTATCATTTCCTGGCGAAGGCACTGTATTGTTTGGTGACAAGACCTTGCTATCACGTCCATCAGCTTTTGATCGTATCAACGTACGCCGTTTATTCATCGTACTTGAGAAGGCAATTGCAACAGCATCAAAGTACCAGTTGTTCGAACAGAACGATCAGTTTACTCGTTCACAGTTCCGATCAATGGTAGAACCTTTCATGCGTAATGTTAAAGGTCGTCGTGGTATGACTGATTTCTTGGTAGTGTGTGATGAAACAAACAACACTCCTGAAGTAATCGATACCAACAATTTCGTAGCAGATATCTATATCAAGCCTACGCGTTCAATTAACTTCATCAACTTGAACTTCATTGCCACTCGTACTGGTGTTGAATTTTCTGAGTTGGTAGGCTAAGGAGAATAGAATATGTCTTTAAGTATTGACTCGTTTAAAGCAAAACTACTTAGTGGTGGCGCACGCTCAAACCTGTTTAGTGTTGAATTAAACATCCCAGGTTCTGGCTCAAATGAATTGGCTTCTTTCATGTGTAAGGCGGCTCAGCTACCTTCATCTGTAATCACGCCAATCGAAGTTCCTTTCCGAGGCCGTAAGTTACAAGTGCCAGGCGATCGCGAATTTGAACCTTGGAACATTACAATCCTAAACGATGGTGCAATGGAAGTTCGTAATGCATTCGAAGCTTGGTCTAACTCTATCAATGATAATGTTACCAATATTTCAGCTGCTGGCGAATTTACTGCTGCCGTAATGACAGTCCACCAATTAGATCGACAAGGAGGCATCATTGCTTCTTATAAGTTTATCGATTGCTGGCCTGCTAACATCGCTGCCGTAGAATTGGCAAACGATGCTGAAGGTATTTCGGAGTTCACAGTCGAAATGCAGTATACGTATTGGGAAAAAGTAAAATAATAATCGTATATTGATTTGCTTGGGGATCTTTAAAGATCCCCTTTTTTGGTATATAAATAATAGTAATTAATTTGTGAAGGGTACTGAAAGATGGCTGAGATATTTGGTTGGGAATTTAAAAAGAAAGAACCCAAAAAAGAAGAAAACTTGAAGGCTATTGTACCATCTGATAGTGATGGAGCTATTGATATATTATCTGGTGCCGGTGGACATTTCGGCCAAACAATTCAATGGGGCAATGAAGCCAACTCAACAAAGAACCTTATTCTTTCTTATCGGGATGCCGCTGCCTCAACATTAGAGGTTGATTCGGCAATTGATGATATCGCAAATGAAGCCATCGTGTCTGATGAAGATGAAAAGGTTGTATCTTTAAATACAGACCAACTCGGTGATAGTAATAAATTAAAGAAAGTATTGGTTGAAGAATTTAATTACATTACTGACTTATTAGATTTCAGTAATAAGGGATATGACATATTCCGTAAATGGTACGTTGATGGTACTGCATATTTCCAAGTATTAATTAATGAAAAAACGCCAAAGGATGGTATTTTAGGCATTCGTCCAATTGATCCAATTAATATCAAAAAGGTCCGTGAGATTGAAAAAGAAACAGGCGCCGGCGCTAATATTATAAAGGGCGTAAAGGAATATTACATATATCAGGACGAATCGTTAGGTGCTGCGGGTAAGGGTTTACAATTAGCCAAAGAATCAGTAATCAATGTAACATCAGGTCTATTGGATCCAACACGACAGTTTACAGTATCACACCTGCATAAAGCGTTGAAAGCAATTAACCAGCTACGAATGATGGAAGATTCATTGGTCGTATATCGTCTGGTACGTGCTCCAGAAAGACGTATTTTTTACATTGATACCGGTAACCTACCAAAAGGTCGAGCTGAAGAATATGTCCAAAGTATTATGGCTAAGCACCGCAATAAGCTGACCTACGATGGCAATACTGGTGAGATTACAAACCAGAAACAGCAAATGCATATGCTTGAAGATTTCTGGTTACCTAGACGAGAAGGCGGCCGAGGTACTGAGATTGATACGTTA